TTTGCTGCTTGGTTAAATGACCCAATGAATCGTGCATGGCGCACTAGAACAGGAGTTGTATGAGTTTTACTACCTATGCTGAACTACAGACAACTATTGCAGAATACTTGGCTCGTACAGACCTAACAACTCAGATTCCTGACTTTATTCGTTTGGCAGAAGTGCGCTTGCGTAGAGATTTGCGTATTCGCCAGATGTTGACTTCTACAACGCTGACCTGCACATCAGGAACAGCAACAGTTACTATCCCATCTGACTTCTTAGAAATAAAAGATTTTGTGGTTGCAGGTAATCCTGTAATGCCATTGAACTATGAATCTCCGTCTTTGTTCTCTCGTAACTCAAGAAGCATGGACGCAGGTAAGCCATTAGATTACACAGTCTTGGCTACGACATTTAAGTTAGCACCTATCCCTGATAGCAACTACACATTGAATCTTGTTTACTCTGCTGCGCCTACATTCTTGAGTACATCGAATACAACAAATACATTCTTAACTGTTTGTCCTGACTTGCTCTTGTATGCAGCTTTGCTTGAGGCAGAGCCTTACCTGATGAATGATGCTCGTCTTAACACATGGGGAAGTATGTTTGACAGGGCTATGGGTTCTTTGACTCGTTCTGATGAGAAGGGTCAATTCTCTGGCGTTCCAATAGCAATGCGAAATACATACATCTGATATGGCTACACAAAGAATACAACTAGGTGAGTGGATGCCTGACCAATCAGGTATCTCTGGCGCATTGACTGACGCTAAGAACGTGGTTTCTCAAGCTGTGGGTTATGGGCCTTTCCCTAGTGCTGTAGCGTTCTCTGCTACTGCTTCTGAAGACCTAGTGTCTTTGTACGCTGCTAAGAATCCAGACTCCACAACTCAGTTGTTTACTTCTGGCGCAACTAAGATTTTTACAGTAGATGGCGTTGGCGCATTGACTCAAGTTAAGACAGGCATGACTACTGGCATTAACGACAAGGTACGTTTTACTCAGTTTGGTAAACGAGTAATTACTACCAACAACGCTGACGTACTGCAAGCATGGACGCTAGGAACTTCTACGTCTTTTGCTAATTTAAGCGCATCTGCACCAATAGCTAAGTTTATTACTGTGGTGCGTGACTTTGTTGTTTGCGCTAATACGTTAGAAACGACACAACAACAGTATCGTGTTAGATGGTCTGCAATCAATGATGAAACAGATTGGGTAGAGAATGTAAACACTCAGTCTGACTATCAAGATATTCCTGATGGTGGGCAGATTGTAGGAATCCGTGGTGGTGAGTTTGGCTTGGTGTTCTTAGAAAGAGCAATTAGCCGAATGACCTATGTAGGTACTCCGTTTATATTCCAGTTTGACAATATCTCTCGTAATAAGGGATGTATGGTCGCAGGTTCTATTGCTCAGTACCAAGGCGTTACATTCTTCTTATCTGACGATGGTTTTTATATGTGTGATGGTCAGCAAGTAGTGCCAATTGGAAGCGAGAAGGTTGACAGATTCTTTATTGATGACGCATCAGAATCCGACTACAACTCAATGACTTCTGCTGTTGACCCAATTCGTAAACTTGTCATTTGGAATTATGTAGATACAGGTGGAAATCGTAAACTAATCATTTACAACTTTGCTACTAAAAAGTGGACTTATGCAGATGCAGGTACTGATTATTTATCTGAGGCTTCCTCAATTGCTGTAACGCTTGAGGGGTTAGATAGCATTAGCGCATCTATTGACGCATTGACTACAAGTCTTGACTCACGGCTATATGTTGGTGGTAAGTATTTCCTTGGCGGTACGTTAGGTGCAAAGGTTTTCACATACACAGGTCAGCCCCTTTCTGGCAGGATTGCTACTGGAGACATTGATTTAGGTGGGCCATCCGTGGTCACTTTGGCTCGTCCATTGGTAGATAATGGTTCTGCAACAGTTGCTGTGGCTTCTCGCACATTGTTAAGCCAAGACGTTACCTTTGGTACTCCAGTAGCTGCTGACTCAGAGAACAGGGTTTCTTTGCGTAGCGCAGGGCGTTATCATCGTATTCAAGTTAATCCTACTGGCGCAGATTGGAAAAACGCTGTTGCTGTGGATGTTGATGTAACCCCACAAGGGGTTCGCTAATGTTTAGAAGCCTACCTGCTTTTGGTGGTGACCAGAGGGCTGTAGCCGAGGTAGTCCGTGGCATCATGGACGGAAAGACCAATAACACAGGGACTTTGACTCTGGCAACTGGTGGGGCTTTAACTACCACTTTGACAGATAGAAGGATTGGCCCAGACAGCGTGATTGTCTTTGTCCCTGCATCTGCTGCTGCCTTTGCTGATTCTACGCCTTATGGTGCTTTTCAAGACGGAACAGACCAGACTGTAGCTAATACAACGACTGCCTATCCTATTACCTTTGATACAACCGACTTCTCTAATGGGGTTACCTTATCAAATAGTTCTAGGTTAAATGTAAAAGCAGCAGGGTTGTATAACATACAGTTTAGTATTCAATTGAAAAACACAACAAACGACTCGCAAGATGCTGATATTTGGTTCAGAAAAAACGGAACAGATATAGCTGCTTCCAATAGTAGGTTTGGTTTAGCCCAGAGAAAAGCATCTGGTGACCCTTACCACTTGATTGGGGCAATGAACTTCTTTGTAGATTTGGCGGCTAATGACTATATCCAGTTAATGTGGAGAGCGTCAGATACTGGTGTGGTAATTGAGCATTATGTTGCTGGAACAAGCCCCACAAGACCATCTACGCCATCTGTGATAGCGACTGTTAACTTAGTGTCACTTGCTGCCTCAACAAACATCTATGCTAGTTCCCAAGGACAGGGAACGGCTACGATTACCCACTTTGCCAATTCAACTGCAAATAAAACATATCGGTATGCAATTATTGGTTGATTTTAATAATTTATGTATAATGGATTCCGTGGATGACCCATCTTGGAATCCGAAACTCTAGGAGTAAAAGATGGCTACTACTACCACTCAAACAATTGACCCTGCAATTCTTCCATATTTAACGTATGGTTTAGAGCAGGGCGCAGGTCTGTATCAGGGCGGTGGCCCTAAATACTACACAGGCGAGACATTTGTTTCTCCATCCCAGACTACTCAAGCTGGTCTTCAAGCCTTAGAAACTCGTGCTTTAGCGGGTAATCCTTTAACTGGACTTGCTCAACAGCAATTACAGGGTACTTTAGGCGGTGCTTATTTGGGTGGTAATCCATTCTTTCAAGGTGCATTTGCCCCTGCTGCACAAGCGGCTCAGACGCAGTTCCAAAGCACATTGGGAGACATTGCATCCAAGTCTAGCCTAGCAGGGCGTTATGGCTCTGGTGCTATGGGTAACCTACAAGATAGAGCCTCTGGTCAGTATGCACAAGCATTGACTAACACAGCAGGTCAACTGGCTTATCAGAACTACGAACAAGAGCGAGCAAGGCAACAAGCTGCCATTGGTGCTGCGCCTCAGTTAGCGGCTACTGATTACCAAGACATTCAACAGTTGTTGCAAGCTGGTCAGTTGCGTGAAGGTTATCAAGGTCAACAGTTGGGTGCTGACATTCAGCGTTTTAACTTCTTGCAAAACCAACCACAACAGAACTTACAAAACTATATGTCATTGGTCTATGGTAGCCCATTAGGACGAGTGGGTTCTACTACTGCGTCTGGTGCTGCTGATACATCTACCTTACAAAAGGTATTAGGTACTGCTGCTACTGGTGCTGCTATTTATAAGAATCTAGGTTCTCCTGATTTAAGTTGGTTAAATCCTTTTAGTTCTTCTTCAGCAAATACAAACATGGGAACTATTGATACTCGTTACCCTGCTCTTGGCTCTAACTGGTGGGATTAAACATGGCTGGACTATTAGACATTTTTGGAACTAGCGGTGCAGACACAATGGGTCTGCTTGGTATGTCACAAGCTGACATTGCTCGTAATCGTGAAGACGCACAAGCACAAGCCTTGTATGCCCTAGCTGGACGTTTATTCCAAGGTGGTAACACAGGGCAGTCTATTGTTGAAGGCTTGCAACAAGGTCAGAAAGCCTATAAAGGCGGTATGCAAGACACATTGCAAAGCCAGTTACAGAATGTTCAGTTGGCTGACATGATTCGTAAGCGTAAATTAGAGCAACAACAACTAGCTGAACAACAACGTATTCAAGGTGTTATCCAAGGTGCTGTAACCAAGCCACAAGAGATGTATGGCGAGGACATAATGGGTCAGCGAGTAGGTGAAGGCATGACTGCTGGTGGCTTTGATTTGCAAAAAGCAATTCCTCAACTTATGGGTTCTGCTGAAGGTCGAAAAGCACTAAGTGATTTAGTTGCATCTCAAAAAGCAATGGGCGGTGAAACTACTTCATTGGCTGAAGGTGCAAAACTTATTCGTGTTAATCCTATTACTGGAAAAGTTGAAACTGTTGCTGAAGGCGCACCAAAGCGTGAGCCAATACCTAGTGCAATTGCTGAATACAACTTAGCAAAAGACCAAGGATTTGCAGGTACTTTCTTAGACTACGAAAAATCCAAAAAGCCGTTTCAGTACCAAGATGTTGGTAACGCAATTATTCAATTGGATTCAAGTGGTAAAGAAGTTTCACGCATCCCTAAAGGACGTGCGCCAGAAGGCCCAGTAAACTTCCAAACTATTGAAACTGACCAAGGATTGATGGCTTTTAATCCAAGAACATTGCAAATGACTCCAGTAATGGGTGCTGATAATAAACCATTAACTAAGTCTGGAAAACCAACTGAAGGTGAAACTAATGCTGCTGGATTTGCATCTCGCATGGTTGCAGCAGAAGCAATTACATCAAAACTAGCTACAGGCAATGCGCCTAAGTTTGGTGAAGCTGTATTAGGTGCTATTCCTTTAATTGGCAAAACAATTCCAGAGGTTATTCCTCAAGCTATTGGTGGATTGTCTTCCGAGCGTAGGCAATACTTGCAAGCTGCTAATAACTTTATTCGTGCTAACTTGCGTAAAGAATCAGGCGCAGCAATTGGAGTTGATGAGTGGACTGCTGAGTTTATTAACTACTTCCCTCAATACAATGATGATGAGCAAACAATTAAGAATAAAGCAATTTTCCGTAATATTCTGACTCAGAACATGGTTAACGCTGGTGGTAAATCATTTAAAGCACCAAGCATGGAAGCACCAGAATCAATGACTGACGCATACGGATTAAATCCTAGACTGCGTAATTCTTTGCGTGGAGGTAGGTAATGGCTTACGAGAATGTTGAGCGAGTTCGACAAAACCTCATTACGATGGTTGATAAGAACGCCCCTGTTAATGATATTAACAAGTATCTAAAAGAAGAAGGTTTCACTCAAGACTCTTTTGCTAAAGCACTAGACCTTGTAAAGCAATCAGGTGGTAAAACTTCTGAGTATGGTGCAGGTCGTTCATTGGCTCAAGGCGCAACATTTGGCTTTGCTGATGAACTTGAATCATTGATGAAATCATTGTCTGGTCAAGGCACTTATGAGCAAAACTTAGCTGCACTTGAACTTGCTAAACAAAAGTATGGTCAACAAAATCCTAAGACTGCATTGGCTACCGAGATTGCAGGTGGATTGCCATACGCATTATTACCATTCTTGGGAACTGCTAGATATGCACAAATGGCTAGAGATGCTGCACCATTGGTTCGTGCTGGAGTTACGGCTGGCGCATCTGCTGTCACAGGCGCACTTACTGGCGCACTCGGTGGTGCTGGTAGCGCAGGGGTTGGTGAGCGTATGGCTGGCGCACAAGCTGGTGGTACTCTTGGAGGTCTTGTAGGCGGTGCTGCACCTGTACTTACCAAAGGCATTGGTGCTGCTGGTAGCAAAGTTGTTGATGTAACAAGTGGTATTCCTGTTCTTCAGCAAGCTGGTAAAGCTGTTGGATTGGCTACTGGTCAAAGCGTTGACTATGCTAATCGTGCAAAAGCTAAACTTTTAGAGGCTTTGTATCGTGATAAGGTAAGCCCTGCTGACTTAGAAAAGATGATTCTTTCATCTGCTAACTTAGAAAAAACAATTACTCGCACCACTAAGCCAGTAGGAATTGCTGATATTGCTGGTGAAAACGTCAGGTCACTTGCTGATGTTGCTCAGAAGTACCCAAGCACAGCACGACAAGTAGCCAAGACTGCACTTGAAGAACGAGCCGCAGGTCAGGGTGAACGAATCCAAGCTGATATTTCTAAATACTTGGGTGGCTTTACAGACCCATTTGAATACACAGCAGCTATTGCTCAAAGACAAAAACAAGTGTCTTCTCCACTTTACCAAAAGGCTTATGCTTATGGTGAAGTAACAGAGCCTAGCGTATTGAAGTATTTAGAACTACCACAGTTTAAAACTGCTACAAAAAAAGCTGAAGAATTGTTAGCGGCTGAAGGACGTACAGTAGATATGTCTCGTCCTACTGTTGAAACTCTTGATAACATTAAGCGTGGTCTTGATGTTCTTATTGATGCCGAAACAGACGCATTTGGCAAAGTTTCTAAACTAGGAACTATTTACAAAAACAAGAAAAACGAATTCTTGTCTGAGTTAGATACTGCTGTTCCTGACTTTGGCAGGGCTAGAGCAGCATTTGCGGGTGAGGCAGAATTACTTGATGCTACTAAGTTAGGTAAAGACTTCTACAAACAAACAGCATTAGAAGCAAATAGAACATTTGCAAAGTTATCTGCATCTGAGCAAGAGGCTTATAAAGTTGGTGCTTTGGACGCTGTAAAAGAAAAGATTACAACTGCTAAAGATACTGCTGACATTCGTAAGCGCATATTTGGCTCACCAGCAGAGCGTTCAAGAGTTTCTTCATTGTTCCCTGATGATGCTACTTTTAAGCAGTTTGAAAAAGACATGATGACTGAATCAATGATGCGTAAGACTCAAGAGAAAATCTTGGGTAACTCTGCAACATTTGAAAGACAAATTGCAGGTCAGTCTTTAGAAGCAGAGCCTAGTTTTATAGGTCAAATGATTGAGCAAGGCCCACTCAGAGGAACGCTAGGTTATTTAAAAGCACAAGGTCAAGGCGTAGCTGGTCAAACAGCAGAGGAACTTGGCCCAATGCTATTCAAACTTGGTGACCCAAGAGCAAACCTTGAGACATTAAAAGCCTTGAGTGCTTACGAAAAATACTTGCTAGACTTAGAAGCTAAAAAAGCTGCTGGATTAGCGGGCGCATCTACAATGACAGGTCTTCTAAATACTGAAAAACCATACCGAGTAGATTTAACTGGTATGGCTAACCCCGACTAAGGACTAACATGGCAAAGACCAAGATTTCAGAATACAGCAGTACCGCTAACAACAATACTGACATTAACAGTATTAACTTAGCGGAGGGCATGGCCCCCTCATTGGTCAACAATGCTATCCGTACATTGATGGCTCAGTTGAAGAACTTTCAAGATGGTTCTGCTGGCGATAGCGTAACTGTAGGCGGTAACTTATCTGTTACTGGTACATCTACACTAACAGGTGCTATAACTGCTACTGGTGGTGTGTCTGGTGCTGTTACATCATCATCTGCCACTATTACTGGTGGAACAATTACAGGCATTACAGACCTAGCTGTTGCTGATGGTGGTACTGGTGCATCTACTGCTGCTAACGCAAGAACTAATTTGGGTGCTGCGGCTAGTGGTGCTAACTCTGACATTACTTCTATTACTGGTTTAACAACTGCTTTGACAGTTGCACAAGGTGGTACAGGCGTAACCACTTCCACAGGTACTGGTAACAACGTATTGTCCAATTCACCAACTTTGGTGACACCTGCTTTGGGTACGCCATCCGCATTGGTTGGCACAAATATCACAGGAACGGCATCTGGCTTAACTGCTGGTAACGTCACAACAAATGCTAACTTAACAGGCGCAGTTACTTCTGTTGGCAATGCAACTTCTTTGGGTTCATTTACTTCTGCCCAACTTCTTGGTGCATTAACTGACGAAACTGGAACTGGCTCTGCTGTCTTTGCAACTAGCCCAACATTGGTTACCCCTGCTCTTGGTACTCCCTCAGCTTTAGTAGGAACTAACATTACAGGAACTGCGGCTGGTCTGACAGCAGGTAATGTAACCACTAACGCAAACCTTACTGGTGCTATTACTTCAGTTGGAAATGCTACATCCCTTGGTTCATTCACATCAGCTAACCTTTTGGCTGCTTTAACAGATGAAACAGGAACAGGCTCTGCAGTATTTGCTACATCACCTACATTGGTGACTCCTATCCTTGGAACACCTACTAGCGCAACTTTAACGAACGCTACAGGGCTTCCAATCTCTACTGGTGTGTCAGGTCTAGGCACTGGTGTAGCAACGGCTCTAGCGGTCAATGTAGGCTCTTCTGGCGCACCTTTGGTAAATGGTGGTGTGCTTGGTACTCCCTCTAGCGGAACTGCTACTAACCTTACAGGATTGCCAATTTCAACAGGTGTATCTGGTTTGGGTACTGGTGTAGCTACTGCCCTAGCTGTGAACGTAGGTTCTGCGGGTGCTGCCGTTGTTAATGGCGGTGCATTAGGTACACCCTCTGGTGGTACAGCTACTAACTTGACAGGCTTGCCTTTGTCTACTGGTGTAACTGGTACTCTTCCTGTCGCTAATGGTGGTACAGGACAAACTTCTTACACAGATGGTCAACTGTTGATTGGTAACAGCACAGGCAACACCCTTGCTAAATCTACATTGACAGCAGGTTCAAACATCACCATTACAAATGGTAACGGCTCAATCACTATTGCTTCTACTGCTAGTGGCTCGGGCGATGTTGTTGGCCCTGCATCCTCTACTGACAATGCTTTTGCTCGCTTTGATAGCACAACAGGTAAGTTGCTTCAGAACTCTACTGGTGCAACATTAAGTGATACTGGTGCGGCTGTGTTTACAGGGGCATTAGATGTTCTTGGAAACTCAACTGCTGGCTCTAACATTAAGTTGTATGAAGATACTGACAATGGCACTAACTATGTAGCATTTAAAGCACCAGATACGATTGCCGCCAATGTTACTTGGACACTACCAAGTGCTGATGGTACAAACACACAAGTCTTGTCAACAAATGGCTCTGGCACTTTGTCATGGGCCACTGCTTCTGGTTCAAGCCAATGGACAACTAGTGGTTCTGATATTTACTACACAACTGGTAATGTTTCTGTTGGAGCATCTTCTGTAGTAGCAAGTACAGGAAAATCATATCAATTAGGCTCAAATATTCTGCTACAAAATGTAGTCAACAGCCAATTGATGTTGTCTCAAAACGCTGTTTATGACTCAACTTGGAAATACATTACAGCAAATCGTGCGGCAGCAATTCGGTTTGGCGCACAAAATGATGGCGAAATAAGTATTCACTATTCAAATGCTGTAGGAACTGCGGGTGGCGCACTTTCCAATTGGGATGCCAATAAATCAATGGTGATTACGCAGACGGGTCAAGTTTTAGTTGGCCCAACATCTGCCCAAAGCGGTGGTTGCAATTTCCAAGTTTCACAAGGCATCACATTTCCAGCAACTCAATCAGCATCATCAGACGCTAACACACTAGATGACTATGAAGAAGGTTCTTGGACACCAAATCAAGGTAGTGGTTTGACAGTAACAGGAACATTCGGTTCAGCAGGAACTTATACAAAAATTGGTAGACAAGTTTTTGTGCAAGGAGTACTTGCAGCTTCAACTCTTACCTGCGCTAAAGAAGCAATTATTACGAGTAATCTGCCATTTACTACAGCAGCTCTTGGTTTATTTTGCGCAGGAGGGATGCAAGATAATAACGGAGGCGGCTTAGGAATTTGCGGTGCATCCGTTACTTCTGTTTACGCAGGCTCTGCTATTTCAGCAACAGCTACAAGATTTTACTTTTCTCTTACATATTCTGTTTAATTAACTACGCCAGATTAGCGTAGTCGGACACTAACCAAAGGAAATCAAAATGTCACTTACCAAAACCACAACTGTTGACCAAATTGTCGTTCAAGAAAACGGCATCATTCTCTATCGTGAGGCTACTCGCATCATGGAAGATGGTAACGAAATCAGCAAGACTTATCATCGAAATAGTCTGACACCAGCGCAAGACCTGACAGGCGTTCCCGCTAATGTCGTTGCAATTTGCAATGCGGCATGGACTGCGGAAGTTATTGCGGCTTATCAAGCGGCACAGGCTGCGGCTTCTGCATAAGAAGTGAATCATGGAAAACGAAGTCACCCATAAGCAAATCTACGACAGGCTCATTGCTGTTGAGACCAAGGTGGATTCCATCGACAAGAACACAAGTGGGCTTGTGGAGGCTATGAAGGCCCTTGATGGGGCTTTTAAAGTGCTTGGATGGATTGCTTCTGCTGCCAAGCCTATTCTGTGGGTGGCGGGTCTAATCATGGCGGCTGGTGCTGTCTGGCAGACATGGATTAAAAAATGATGGATTGGCTAGAAGCTATTGTGGCTCTAGCCTTTATGTTTTGTTTCGTCATGTTTTGTAGTCATGTCATTCTTTGGGCGATGCCGTGAAATGGCTATTGATGCTTTCCATGTTGTTTACATTGGTGGCATCTAGTAAAGAAAAAACTGAATATCGCTGTGTCAGGTGGGCATGGACAGGCGATGTTTACAACCGAAAAGTTGTGTGTCTTGAGTGGCAAAAGGTAGATAAGAGATGATAGACCAAGAGACAGTTAAAAAGTTGTTTCACTATGATGCTGAAAGTGGGATGCTACTTTGGCGTAATAGTAATGGGCGAAATGTTAAACCTTGGCAAGAGGCAAAAGCACTTAATGGTCACGGCTATTACACAGTAAAGATAAATGGCACTTCCTATAGTGTGCATAGATTGATTTGGCTTTATGTTTATGGAAGTTTTCCAAATAAATACATAGACCACAAAAATAGAGTTAGAAGTGACAATAGACTTTGTAATTTGCGTGATGTAAATAGTACAGATAACGCACAAAACATTTCATTGCCAAGCCATAACAAAAGCGGTCACATAGGTGTGTCGTGGATTAAAAGTCATAATTGTTGGACTGTATTTGTCAAAGTAAACAAAAAAAATAAATGGCTTGGTTACTATAAAAATTTAGATGATGCTGTTGCCACTAGAAAAGCAGGAGAAAAACAGCATTACAACTTGCCAGAGGTTGCATGATTCCCATTGACCCACTAGCAGCCCTAGCAGGGATACAGTCAGCCATCAGCATGGTCAAGAAGGCTAGTAAGGTAGCCAATGACCTAGGCTCTCTTGCGCCCATGATTGGCAAGATGTTCGATGCCAAGAGTACCGCTACCAAGGCATTGATTGAGGCAAAAAAAGGCAAAGGCTCAAACATGGGGACTGCTCTCCAGATTGAGATGGCACTAGAGCAAGCCAGAGCCTTTGAAGAAGAACTTAAGATGCTCTTTATGACAACTGGCAAGGTTGACGTTTGGAACAAGATTAAAGCACGTCAAGATAAGATGGACTTAGATGATGCTAGAGAACTTCGTGCTTTAGAGAGAGCAGAGAAGAAAGCTAAAGAAAAAGAGCAGGAGATGAATGAGTTAGCAATCATTATTGGGGGCACATTCTTTGTTTTGTTTTTAGTGTTTATTGGTATCTATGAACTCATGGAGTTTTGCAATACCACTAAAAGGTGTGGTCGGTGAATGAGTACCAAAAGACCTTTGACCTATGCCTAAAGATATTTGTTTACGGGTGTGTCGCTTTGTGGTTTCTTGGTTTTCTAAAGTTCTTGCCTGACGATTTGTCGGACAAAATTGTTAATCTCCTACTTGGAAGGATTGGACTGTAATGCTATCTCTATTTTCTACACTTGGTGGTTTGTTAATCTCAGGCTTACCAAAACTCCTAGACTTCTTCCAGAACAAAGATGACCAAAAGCATGAATTAGCTTTGGCTCGTGTCCAAGTAGAGTTACAGCTACAGATGATGGCTCAAGGGTTTAAGGCTCAAGAGCGCATGGAGGAGATTCGCACAGACCAGATTGCCATGCAAACAGATGCCCAGATGACAGAAGCTGCTTTAAAGCATGATGAGAAAATCATGGAAAGAGCAAGCACTTGGGTAGTGAACTTTGTAGGTACTGTAAGACCTATTGTTACCTACATCTTTATCTTTGAGTTATGTGCAATCAACGCATGGATTGCCTACTACGTTTACTCTCGTCCTAGTTTGGTTAACAACATGGATGATTTAATCCGAGTTACTGACGTTATTTTCTCTAGCGATGAAATGGCAATGCTTGGAGGAATTATTGGGTTTTGGTTTGGCTCACGTTCATGGGCTAAGAAATGAAAGTCAGCAAAGCTGGTGAGGACTTGATGCACTTCTTTGAAGGCTACAGAAACAAGCCTTATCGGTGTTCTGCGGCTATTTGGACTGTCGGGTGGGGTCACGCTATGTATGCTGACCAATTAAACCTCCCAAACGTCCGTAAAGAGGGTTATACAGGGCTTATCAGGTCTGATTACCAACTAAAAGGGGAAGACAATCGTGTCTGGTCTAAAGATGAACTGGTCAATCTGTTCAAGGTTGACATCGATACTTTTGAACGTGGTGTTCTTCGACTTTCTCCTACTCTTGCTAGTCATCAAAGCAAATTCGACGCTGTTGTCTCTTTTGCGTACAACGCAGGTTTAGGGAATTACCAAAGGTCAACCATTCGCATGAAGGT